CAAAACATCTGGGACGCAGGAACAACACCAAAAGATGTGTTTATTGGGGCTGATTTAAAAGCAGCTATTAATAAAATAGCTACCCGTCAATTTGGTAATGAGAAAAAGATTAATTCAAGCGTTGTTAGCCTAGATACTGACTTTGGGAATGTAAATTTTAGACTTCACCGCTACTTAAGCCCTAAATACGGTTTGGGTGATTGTATTATCGCTGGGGATTTTGAGTATATGAAAAATGGCTTACTTGTGCCAACTGAGCTAAAAGACGTTACTACTTCAAAAACAGCTATTCAAAAGAGATACTACACTGAAGGGTGTCTTGAAGTAAGAAATGCAGATGCGTTTGTAATAGGTGTTGGCTTAAAGGCTGAATAATGCTTTGCGTTGAAGCAAAAAAACATCTAAGCTTTAAAACATCAGCAGGGGTTAAACTTCCTGCTGATGAATTGCTTAGCTCACTATTTTTAGAAGCAATGCTTTTTTGTTGCGATAAATGTGTGCCAAATGTGCTTATTAGAAAGCGTAGCAATGAGAAGGTGTATAGAAATATTAATAATAGTTGCTTTATTTGTGTGCCTGATATGCCAAATTTTAGTAACGCTAAAGAGCATTTACAAATAGATGAAAGCTTAAGTTATGCAGTGATTAACTACGTAGCTTTTTTAATCAACAAAGAAGTTTATTACCGCACACTAGCACTTGAAATAATAGCTGATTATAACGCAAATAATGGATTGGAGCTTGAAGAGTGAAAGATTTAGAAAAAGTAGAGGTTGTTAGCTTTAAGTTGAGCAATATAAATTTATTGCAATTTTTTAAGGATATGGCTAAGTGCTTAAAAAAATGCAATGAAGCAGTAAAGAAATTTAAGAGGTAAAAAATGGTAAGTATTGAGGAGCTAAAATTAGGGAATGAAACGCTAGAGGCATTAAATTATTTATTATCTCAAATAAGTGATTTACAAGGAGCAGTGAGCGCAATTAGCATGAGTGAGATAAAAGACGCAAATACTCTAACAAAAGAGCAAATAGCGACTTTACAAAATGTTAAAAATGCAGTTGAGGCAATAAACTCTGATTTAAGCCTAAAAAAAACAGACTTCGACGAGAAAAAACAAAATTTTGATACTAGTATGAGCGCCTTTAGAAACGATAAGGCAGACTTTGACGAGAAAAAAGCCGATTTTGACAGCAAAAACAGCACAGCCCTAATTAATTTTGCATTTATCTCGAGTAATGTGGAAAAAATAAATAGCACAAGCGCACTTTTAGCTGAGGCAAAAACTATCCTAGAAGCTATTAAACCAATAGAGCAAAGAACACAAACGGCACTTGATACAATAGCAAACTCACAAGATAAATTTGACGAGCTAGAAGTCTTAAAAACAGCACTACTTGAGTTAAAAAGATCACTTGAAAACATAAACACCAATGGGATAATAAATGACAATAGCTCAAATACTACCCAAACCTATTCAAGCCAAAAAATAGATAGCTTACTAAGCAAAAAGCTAGATATAAGCGAAAAAGAGGCGATGTTTAGCAACGGCAAGATAAAAGAAGAGTTGTTACCTAACATAGATGTGACTACTAAATATAACGCTCTATCTCAAAACATAGGCGAGCTAGAGGGCTCTTTAAAAACTAAGATAGACACTAGCTTAAAAGGGGTTGCTAATGGGGTGGCTACGCTTGATAACTTAGGTAAAATCCCTACCGAACAACTTCCAAAGATAGACGCCTACACAAAGCAAGAGAGCGACGATAAATTCGCTCAAAAAATTAACCTGCCAACACTTGCAACCGAAACAAAAGCAGGCATAACAAAACTCAAAAATGCCATAACAGCTAAGCAAGAGGACGTGGCAGTCACTGAAAAAGCTGTTAGCGATGCAATAGATATAAATAAAAGTATAGGTATAGGTCAAGCTTATCAAGACGTGTGGGGTCAAAGAGAGTTAAATATTTATTACCCAAACACTACTGGCAGACCAATAGAAGTCAATTTTAATCTTGAAACTACAACTGGCTCTTACATTTTTCACATAATAGTAGATGATGTGATTATAAAAAAAATTCAATCAGAAAGCCTGTATTTTTTATCTACAAGCTTCATAGTGCCTGCAGGGTCAAAATATAAAATTACAATACCTGCTAATACTGGGTTAAAGAAAATGCAAATATGTAGCAACAATCCTATATCAAGCTCTTGGACAGAACTACGCTAGAAAGGAAAATAAATGAAATATTACAAAGATAAAAACAATGAAATCTATGCTTATGATGACGATGTCAGCAAAGAAGCTCTAGCCACAAGTGTAGAGAAGTTTTGTTTAACACCTTTAACGCAAAAGGAGCTAGAGGAATTTTTAACACCAAAGATTGACGAAAAAGCTAAGGCTTTAGCGCAGCTCGAAGCGGATATAAAAGAATGCGAGGATGATATAAAGCATGCTCTTATTATTGGCAATAATGCCGTGTTAGAGAGCTTAAGGGCGGAGTTAAAAGAGCTAATAGTGCAAAGAGAGGAGCTAAGAAAATGAGAATAAGAGTAAAAAGATGTGATGTGTGTGCTAGCAAGCTTGATAAAGATGGTAACTGCACTTGGGAGGGTTGCCCAAAATGCCCTAACTATAAAGCAGAGGTAAAAGATGAAGCTAAACCAAAAGCAAAAACTACAAATTCTTAAAAACGTAGCTATCGAGCTACCGATCGAAATACTGCACTTTATCGTAGTGCCTATTGCGCTGCTAGCTTGTGATGAAAAAAGCGAGAATTTGCCTAAATGGGCAGCGTGGTTTGACGAAAACGACTACGGCATAAATGGAGACGACGGCTGGAAAAACGAGCACTTCCCAAATGGCAAGAACAGAGCCTACTGGGCTAGGCTTTGCTGGCTCTATCGCAACCGTATAGGAAACTTTAGTGCGAAGTATCTAGGTGTCAAAGTTGAAGATATAGATGCAAGCAGTGTTAAAAGTGTTGGCGATACTCTAGCTACAGAGAACAAAGGAGCAAAAAGCACTCAGTGCCTAGTTACTTGCAAGATGAAAGATGGGCGCGAGCGCTTTAGTTATTACCGTGAGATTAGATACGGTAAATCTAAGTTTTATTGCAGGATATATCTAGGCTGGAAGCTTATGGATATATGTGGGATGAATGAAGAGAATAAAAACACATATCTTGAAGCAGATGATAAGAAGGTGCTTAAAAGTGTGTGGGCGATAAATCCATTTAAAAGGGTGCAAGATGAGTGATAAATTCTATATAGGAGCTATCTTATTTTTGAGCTTTGTTGTTGGCGTGCTTTACTGGCTCAACAATAACGCAGCCGATAAGATCGACGAGCTAACAACTAAGATGGCGCAAGAAAAGGCAGACAATGCAGTAATAACAGCAGATTTGCAAACTTGCAAAGCAAAGATAGAGCTTGTAAATGTAAGCCTAAAGGCGTTAAGTGTGCAAAAACAAGACGAAGCTAAGATAAAAGAGCGTGTTGTAACAAGGGTTGAGCGCGTGGCAGTACCGGTCAAGGACGCCGCCTGCGAGGAAAAGCTAAATTTTTACGAAAGGCTATTAAATGAAGCCAATAATAAGTAGCCTAATAGTGGCGTTTTTCATAGTCGGTTGTAGCTCAAAGCCTGAAGTAATCGTAAAAACGCAATATCAAGACGTATATGTGCCTATTGCGTGTATAAAAGAGATGCCAGCGAAACCAAAGTATAGCCCTAGTGATTTGCAAAGCGCAAAGGAGCTAATGGGCTATTTTCTCACATGTGAGGAACTTTTAAGAGGGTGTGTAAATGGAAGCGATCATAAAAAGGACTAAGAAATTTTGGCTAAACAAGATGGCTATGTTTGAAATAATCCTATCTGTGATAATAATGCTCATCTTTACCTACAAATTTTAAAAAAAGGTAGATAATGGATGATCTTATAAACAAGGTAGGCTTTTATTTTTGGGTCGCTGTGGTTGGACTTGTGGGAGGCATACTAAGCCTTACAAACAATGATGCTTTAAAAAGTGGTAAAGCAGTAATAAATTTAATAGTTGGAACAGTAAGCTCAATGTTTGTTTGCTGGCTAGCTTATGAGATAACATTTTATTTTACTGAAAAAGATCGTTTTAGCCTTGCAGTTGGTGGCTTTTTTGCATGGCGTGGAGCTGTGTGGATGAATGCTGTCATAGATAAAGCGATAGATAAAAAGATAGATAGCTTTGGTAGTAGAGACGATGATTTTTCAAATTTGCCAAAGCCGCCAAAAGATTTAAATTTTTAAAGGACAAAGAATGAACTATACGCAAGCTTTTAATTTGCTTATGAGTTTAGAGTTTAATAGCCCAAGCAATGCTCTACACAAAAACCCAACTGAAAATGGGCTAACTTTTATGGGGATTTACGAAACAGCTAACCCAAACTGGCAAGGCTGGGGGCAGGTGAGGGCAGCGATCAACGCATACGGAGATATGAAAAAGGCTAGCGTTGCGCTGTATAACGATGACGATTTAGTCGCACAAGTAGGGAAATTTTATAAAATTAACTACTGGGACGTTATGCGCCTAGATGAGATAAATAGCTACCAAAAGCAGGCGGAAATGTTTATTTTTGGCGTTAATGCTGGGTGTAAAAATGCTATAAAAGCGGCTCAAAAGGTTGTAGGTGTTACAATGGACGGCATTTTAGGGGCTATCACACTAGCTGCGATAAATGCGTATAATGAAGTAAGTTTTAATAAAGACTATGATCGGGCAGAAATCGCATATTATAGGGCTATCATTTCAGCTAATCCAACTTTAGCTAGATATGAAAGAGGGTGGATCAATAGAGCCGAAAAAGTATAG